TGCTGGACCAGTCACGCCTAACTTTACAAGCGGTACAATTACTTCTGAGACTAAAACTCGTACTGAAGTGATTGAAGTTATCAAACAAATAGAATATACCACTGGGACATCTTATACAGTCACTGGTACTAATATCAATATCCCTGCTCGCCCAGAGCCAGGAGCGAACTATACGATCATCAATCAAGGTGCTCCGTTCCAGTTTAGTGAGACTCATCTGACTCCTGGAATTGCGAAAGAAACATGGATAGATCGCAAAACGGTAGAAGAATCTACCACAAATTCTATATCTGTCTTTACACAATAATCGGTTTAGCGTCTCCCGTATTTGCGGAAGCACCATCTAATACGAATATTGCTGGACCCTCAGCATCTGCCACTGGTAATGTAACCAACCAGGCGGTACAGGTGCTTCAGGGTCCTTTTTCTGTGAACACTTATGGTAGCGGTGTTTCTTGTCAGGGTCCAACACTCAATTTACAGACCTTTGGATACAATAGTTTATCTGGTAGCACTGACCCAACAACTTATCAACAGAACTCACTGAACACTGGTTTATCTGCAGGTTTCTCTATTCCTCTTGATGGTTCATTTCAAGAACTCTGTAAAGCAAGAGTTCGTACAGAGATTACAAGACAACAAGCAGAAGCAGATAAAGCAAGACTTGACTTTGAGTTAGTCAGACTATTGAAGTGTGGTGAAGCGATGAAAAATGGAATTTCATTTCACCCAGAAAGTCCTTATGCAAAGATCTGTGCTGATGTCGTTGTGAAATATCCAAGAGTACAGGATGTAGCAAATGGAAATCAAACCAATTCAAATAAGAAGTGAACCACCGCCTATCATTCCAACGATAGAACCTCCTGTAACTCGCAGAACGGGTAGGACTGTGATACCTGAAATTGATATGCCCATCATTCATATGCCAGATACAACTATTAAGTATCCAGTGATTGATGTACCGACTCAAGAAGAGTTTGATGCTGCGGTAAGAGCAGAACAGAAGAAACAACAGGAAGAGAAAGAAGAAAAGACCAGAGGACTCCCTGATGCTACCCCTACCCCTCAACTGCCTCCATCTGTTCAAACTCCCCAGGATAATCGGATTATTTCCGATCAACCACCCACAAACACGAATTTAGGAGTACCGGTCATTGAAGTACCAATCGTCGGAGAAGTCCCTATCCCACCTAAAGAGCAGGTTATTCTTGCTGGCACCACTGCTACTGCTTCTGTTGCTGCGGCTCTTGTTGGCAAATCTTTGGTGGAATGGATGGTAAATAAAATGAAACCGATTGTTCAACAATTATTTGTAAGGGGTAAGAAACTCTTAAGTAGAGACCTTACTCCTTATGAACTTCAGATATTCTTTGCCTTTGAGAAAAGTCAGTCCCTTAAAAAAGTCAATAAGTTACTCAAGAAAGAACAGAAGAATCAAAAGAAAGAACAGTATAAAAAGTTTCACTCAAAGTGATTACTTCTTACGCTTCGCATCCAGTTCAGCAAAGTTCTTGACTTTTGTGCCCCCGTCGTAAGACCAGGCATAACCGGAAATAATCATCTGCTCATTCAAGGATGTTGGTTCATCATTGATAAACAAATGCCCGATAATTCTTCCATACTTTTCTGTGGAGTCAGGAAGTTCAGTCTTGATTAGAATGTTTTTAGCGCCTTCACAACGATGCTTCAACCATTCTTTTGATTCAAGTCCGTATTTCTTTTCGTTCGCATTTGTTGTACGTGACTCAGGAGTGTCAACCCCAGCGAGGCGAATCCGTTTAGTAAGAGAAATATCGAACCCCAAATCAATATCAGCGTCAATAGTGTCTCCATCGACTACCTTATGAATCTCTTTGATTCTATAAATGTATGGGTCTCTATCCGCCATTTTAAAAAAGTTTAAACTTCTCTGTATTTAGTTTGGGGATAGGTAGTTTCTCAAATGCTTTATTGACCTGCTTTTCTACAACGGCACCAACAAACTCTTCTGGGTTGTCCAAAATCTTTTGTGCTTTCTGATAAGTTACATAAGCACCATAACAAAGTGCGGCACTAATTGCCAGACTTGTCGCTGACAGAATGATTGCTAGGTTCTTCATCTTTCATTTCCTCAAATGCTAACCTCATTATGTAGTAGATTACATAAGCAGTAAAAGCAAGCCCACAAGAAAGAATAATAAAAACTCCCCAAGGAAAATTTCCAGGCATCAGTATTTACCTTCTACACAATAATCTGACTTTTTGTTTGGTGTGTATTCTTTATATCCTTCTTGTGGTTTCATCCACCCACAACCAATCAACCACTCCATTGTCATAGGTGTTGGTCTTACCTGTTCCCACAAAGGACCTTTAGCACACATTTCCAAATGCTTCACAGTTTGACCAGACTGTTCTTCTGCCCAGTTGGCATCTGCTTCCCAAGGCACAGCACGACTCTGACCCATAGATTCATAAGATAGTTTAGTCATCTTCATTACCCAAGCAGGAATCTCTGAGTCCTGGTGGACTTGTGCCATAAAAGAAGTTTTGATTCCACCACCCATACAGTCCTGAACAACGTGCCATCCTTCGTGCCTCATTGTTCCTAAAAACTCTCTTGGGTCCTTTAAGAGTTCCTCATTGATAAAGAAACGATTGTATTCTGGTTTGTATAAACCTATCGTTCGTGGTGTGAAGTATCTACTCGGACCAACATAAACTGGAACATTCAGTTTATTCAGTGCTACCAGAATAGATTTGATTTCTGTTCTGAAGTTATCAAACTCTTTACCAGATAAGAACGCAGAGTCTGGTGTAAGTTGTTCTACTCCTTCTGTACATTCTCGGAGTATCATACAACCCATTGCAGCGAGGCTGTATGCTGGAACTGTTGGTTGTTTCTTTTCCAACGAACTAGCTGTTGCTGGAAATGTCAGAGTTAATGATAAACCAATTGATGAAAGGAGTTTTTTCATTCTCGCCCCTCTTGTCTATGAATCCAAACTTTCAAATCTTTTACATACTTTCTTAATATTTCTGCTTGTAATATGTGCCAGTCATCTCCTGTTTTAACATATGCCTTGATGTGCTCATCGACAGCATCAAGGCACTTTTTAATTACAGGATTCCAAGGTTCCCGAATTGGAGTATTCCATTCGCGTGGCATAATACCTCACTTTTTCTTTCCGCCGTTCTTCGCTTTGTTTGCGTTTGCGTTTCCTGAGTTCTGCTTTTTATTATTAGCAGAACCTGCTCCACCCTTTTTATTTTTATTTGCTGACTTTGCCATTAGGCTCCTGTGCGGGGTTGAACTTGTCCCTCTTCCAGTGCTTCAACTCTTTCTTCAAGAGTTGCTGCTACTTCTTCTGCGGGTGGTTCTGGGGGTGCTTCCACAAACTCCTCTCTTTTTGGTTCTTCTTTCTTTTCATCTTCTTCATCACCACCTTTCTTCATAGTATTAATCCCAAAGGTAGCAGCAGATGCTGTGAAGACAGTAGCAATAAAGGTAGGATCCATCTTAGACAGAGTACCCGCATAACTTGCAGTAAGGAGAGCAGCAGACCAACCCAAAATACATATACGAATTAGTTGTCCCATAGCATTTTCGTTTTTCTTGTTAGTCATTTTCCTTTGTAAATACGGTTAACCTTTTTTCCAAGATTCACCTTCTGCTTTTCTTCTACGAGCAAGTCCTGCTTCTACATTAGAACCAGGATTTCTGTAGAGATAAAGCGCATCAGGAACTAGGTCCCACTCTTTATTCTTCAGGCGTTTAGTAATAGTATTAAAGTTAGCACCACCGTAAAAGCCGGCACCAAGATTATAAGCAAAGCTGAGCAGAGCTCCTCTTTTTCCATCTGACATCTCATTCCAGTGTGGGATTTTACGAAGGGCAGGAAGAAACTCCTTCTTGCATTGTTCAATCAGAAGTGCATCCGCCTCCTGTTGAGTGAGTGTATCACCAAGTTTGAATGCTGAACCATCCTTCTTGCGAGTAGATCCCCAACCAATCGTGATTGGCAATCCACCACTCAGAGGATCAGGATAAGCCTTGAGATGGCATCCTTCAAACTCCTTGATTAACTTGATGCCCATTTGTGGAACATCATCACCACCAGTTACAGGAGCTGCAGCAGCGGCAGGGGCTGGTGCAGCACTAGTCTTTTTTCCTCTAAAGATCTCCGCCCAATCTACGTTATCCTCAAGAAACTTAACTGGAAGGTTATCTTCTAACCACTGAACTGCCTTGACGTGATTGGGGTTCTTCTCGTCATAGAACTTGAAAAAGTTGTGTAAATCGATACGTGCCATTGTTTGTTCTCCTATCAGTCGAAAATTCTGCCCCAGCCATCGTTGCCACCTGGACACCAACGATGCTTAAGAACTGCTTTGGTATAAATGGTCTTCTTACCATTTGTCACTGGTCCAGTGTAGTTATCGTTGAGAGAACCATATGGATCGTTTACAAAGTATCCTTTTCCGTCAGGAGTCTTACCAATCACAACACACATATGCCCACCAGTAGGATTAGATAAAGAGCCGCGATGCAGGATACCAATAACAACAGGTTTCCCAGCATCAAGACTTTTATCAATGTCAGCAAAAGAAAGATTGTAACTAAAGTGTGACTTAACTCCATAACCTGCCAGAACTTTTGTCTGGACCGAATGGTCAGTCGTGTCACCAATCGCAAATACTTTCTTAACATACTCATCATCACCCTTAATCGATCCTGGCTTAAGGAAAGCAAGGCACATAGCACACGATGAACTGTTGCAAGTTCTATGTGCATCTCTGTAGTTATCTACTTGGTTGAAGTATGGAACTGCAAGAACTTCTGGTGTAGGGGGTTTAGTTCTAAAAATTCCGATCCACTCGGTTTCTGCGTCATCCATGAAGTTAGCAGGTAGGTTGTCTTCCAACCATTGAACTGCTGCTACATGATTTGCATTACCATCATCATAAAATTTGAAAAAGTTATGAAGATCTAATGTCATTGAATATTGCCCAAACACTCAGATATTTATAAAAAAAAGACCCTCTTGTGAGGGTCTCTTGATCAAGTGGTGGCACCCACTTTTACATTAGATGAAACATACTCTAGAACATTTTCTGGAGTAGTCGCTTCGTAAGGGTCGGAGTCGGCATTGTCCCGTTGCCCCACTTCCACGAATAGTTTCTCGATGACTCCGTTATCCACAACTGCAGCATAACGCCAAGAGCGATCACCGAAACCAAGGTTAGACTTGTTGACAAGCATTCCCATAGAACGTGTGAAGTAAGCATTGCCGTCTGGAATGAGTTTGACTTTCTCAATGTTCTGGTCTTGTGCCCAGGCATTCATAACAAACCCATCATTAACAGAGACACAATAAATGTCATCAATGCCAAGTCCAATAAAATCTTCGTACTTCTCTTCAAATCCAGGCAGTTGATAAGCAGAGCAAGTAGGTGTGAATGCACCAGGCAAACTGAAAATAACCACACGCTTACCATCGAAAAGATCTGCGGAAGTACGAGTTACAAATTCACCGTTCTCACGGAAAGTAAATTCGACTTGAGGAATTTGATAACCTTCACTACGCATTTTGACCTCCATCAAAACACACCAGGAATGATTTGACCAGTGACCAGATAAGAACCAGCAGCGGCAACGAATCCGATCATTGCAAACCAACCATTAATACGTTCTGCCTTTTCAGTAAAAATTTTGTTCATAATTGCCTCCTAGTTGTCAGAAGATTCCGAAGAAGAAGTTACCAGTGATACTATAAGAAATGATACCAGCAACAAAGCCGACCATTGCCCAACGCCCATTGGTTCTCTCCTTGACTTGATTGGGAGTCAGCATCCCATAGTTTTCATAATACATTGTGGGTTCTTTGGCAAACATATTTTGTTGCCCGAACTCATTAGTTGTTACAGTCATTGTAAATTCGTTAAGAATTGTTACACAATTATATAGGAAAAATAAAGGGGTGTCAAGCACCCCCGTAGTAATTTATACTTAATTTGTTAGGAGATCAGAACCTAAAGGTAGTCTGAATCACACCACCATAGTTATCTGAAGCTTGCTTCAGACCTTGATTGTTGGACACATAGAACACAGCAGGAGTCACGCTGATCGCATCGCTAACTTTGTAACGATAGAAGGCTTCCCACATAATCGCTTTGCGATCAGCAGCAAGAGAAGCAGCGTTACCGGGAGCACCAATGGCAAAACCAGCGGCATTACCCTTAGCAAACACATCGCTCCACTGAAGACCTGCCATCCAAGTTTGTGAATCGGTAGCACCAGTAGGAGTCGTGCGGTTGTTAGACAGACTTACGGTGTTCCAACCATAAGCACCACTCACAGAAGGAATGATACCCGACTTCTTGGGTTGCCAGTAAGCATTCAGAGCATAACCATTGGAGGTTTGGTTAGCGCCAAGAGCACCAGATCCACCACCGATAGCATTAAAG